AGTGGAGGCGAGGGAGATTCCAGATACTCCAGCGAGGTAGTCGTACAGCATCAGAGTGCAGTTCTGGGTAGCGCACGCGCCGAACGAGAGGAGGAACCTGAGGTCCGTGGAGCGGTCGGGAAAGTACATCGACCCAGACTTTGGAGTGGTGGAGTCAGACTCCATCACTGTGCCGGGGGTAGTAGCAGGGTTGGCACCAGCGCCGGGGGATCCAGTACCCGTCCACAGCGAGTGCCACACGCCAGCCGCCTCAGGGGCCGACGAGACCTTGTAGAAGTTGTACTCGTCCTTCTTGCCGTTGGTCGTCAGTTCGCTGATGATGTCGTCACGCGACGTGAACCCAGCCACAGTGCTCCTCTCCTAGTCCCGCAGGACTGCTACGAGGCGTTGGTGATCGTCAGCGCAGACGAGGACAGGGTGAACGTGTCACCCGTGTTGATCGTCTTGGAGGACGCGAGGGTGGCCGTCCACAGGCAGTTGCCAGCCGTAGAGGCATCCCAGTACGAGACCGAGGTGAGGACCTCGCCGTTGGTTCCTGCCCACGACGTCCACGAGGGGGCCGTGCCGTTCTGGGTGAGGACACCAGTGGTGGCGGCAGCGAAGGTGACCGCTACTCGGGTGGTGACCGAGGAGGGGTTGGTCGTGCCATCGGCACCAGGGCCGGTGGAGATGTGCAACTTGACGTAGATGCCCGCCGCGACGTTGAACGACGTGCCGGTGGACTTGATGGTGTTCAGCCACGCGTTGTTGAGGTACTGGGTGCTCCCGTAAGCCATGGCCTACTCCTTGTCCTGGGCTGCCGCGATGTCAGCCGCCTTGGTGACCACGCCTTCGGCAGTGGCCGTCTGGATCACGACAGTGGAGCCGGGTGGCACTTCCTGTCCGTTTACCGTGGTCATCTGGGCATCTCCTAGACCGCTTGTTCGTACCTGATGAAGACGCTTAGGTCCTCTCCTGCAAGCGTACTTCCGACGTCATCCAGGTCGATTGTGAGCCGATCAGAGGTCACAATCTGGACATCTAGGGCTATTTCGGGCAGATCAGTCGCACCGATGGCGAACGTGGGTCGGTCGGCCTGGACGGGGAAGATCGTGGTCCCGTTGATGTTGATGTCGATCACCACTGGGCTGCCCGTGGGCGCTGTCCGAAGGCATCCTGACACCCCCAGGATGGTCGCGTCGTAGGGGAAGCGGTAGGCCTGCTGGCCCTGGGTGACGAAGAGCGTGTAGTCGTGGACGAAGGGGATGATGGACTGGCCGATGGGGCCAGGGCCACCGGGAGGGCCAGGGATCTGGGCCTCGATGACGACCGTAGGCTCAGCCGGGATCTCGATGACCTGGACAGGGACATCGGGTGGTGTCTCAATGGCCTGGATGACGGTCGGCCCGACCACCACGATGATCTCGGACATCAGACCTCCCGCGTGATCGCCAGGGAGTTGTAGAGGGTGCCCATGAGGATGCGCTTCTTCGTGGTGTCAGGGTAGGTGAGTTCCAGGTCCCACTTGCCACGCTTGATCTCGATGGTGTCCGTCTGCTCAGCGGTGGCAGTGATCTCGATGGTCCCCAGAGCACCTCCGAGGACGATCTCTCCCGTCTCAGTGGACAGTTCCAGGAGGACAGGCATCCCGTACTTCTCCCTGAACTGGGCCTTGGCTGTGCACCCCGTCAGGTTGTAGGGAGTCTCAACAGCGATGGGGTTGGGAAGGGACGACGTCCCGTAGACGAACTGCTCGTGCAGGGTTGTGCCCTGCTCCATGTAGATGTCGTGCGTTCCAGCAGCCATGGGCATACCTCCACCTCAAGGCTACCGAAGAGCGGGTGTCACCCCCGGCGCAGGAGGATCAGAGCAAGGATCACGACGAGCAGGATGGTGTCTACGATCACGAGGGTCTGAGTCATGCCTCCACAGTCCTCGCTATTTGGGCAAAAGGAAAGGCCCCCGGCTTCCGGTTAGGGAGCGGGGGCCGTCCTCGGTCGTACTTGCGGCCAAGGCCGGTCGTCGTACCTGCTGTACCCGGCGTATGAGGCCGGTGGAGGCCTTAGGCCTGGGGCCTGGGAGGCGCTTGACCCGGTTCCCTTCCAGGTTCCGGTCCGTGGTGCAGCAAGGGAGAACTTACCTGTCAGTGAGGGACTCGTCAAGGACCTTTCGTCACTGTCCGCGTCGGCGTGTCGGGGAGCATCGACATGGTGATGCTCCCAGCCGGGAAGTTCACCCGAGCGCTCTTCTCAACCTCCATCGGGACAGTCAGCGGCACGACGACTCCGGTGTACTCCAGCGCTGGGAAGAGGCCTAGGTGAGTGATGACTCGCTTCTTGCCCGTGTACTCCTCGAAGTAGAGCGAGCGCGGGTTCTGCAAGCGCGGAGTGGAGTCCAGGTCCACCAACTCGAAGTACTGCTGGTCAACGAGTTGGTACAGGCCCATGGTGTGGAGACCGTCTTTGCGCGTCTCGATCAACTCGATGCGGATCATGGGTCCACCACCAGATTGACGTCCTTGTCCTCCGCGTAGGCCACGTCGATGGAGGCCTGCACCACTGGGCAGTTGAGGTCGTGCGGGATGAGCGTGACCTGCTTCTTCCCGTTGACGATCTTGACCGCGAGCACGCAGCCGCATGGAGCCACCTGGTCCAGTGGTCCGAGTCTCCCTCTAGCGCTCATTCCTCGTACCTCTGCCTCTCCAGTAGATCCTCTTGGGTGAGTCGCCTGGAACCCAGGTCAGCGCACTTGCGTGCCAACTCGATGAAGGACTTGAGTTCGCCCGTCCTGAACTTGTAGTACTGCGACCCGCGCATGACCGCACCCTCACGCTCAGCGGCATGGATGATCATGTCCAACTCCTGCGCACGGGCGTAGTAGGCAGTGGCTACCTCCATCATGGCGAGGTAGGGAGAGTCGATGGGCGACTCTCCGCGACCCAGGAGGATGTCTACGTAGCCCATGATCTCCTTCTGGAGTTCCTCCACGGAGGCCAGACCGAGTCCTACCTCGATGTCGATGAGGCGCTGCCCCAGTTGGGCATCACGGTGAGTGCCACGCCTGATGATGACGCCCATCACTTCCCCCTCGGCCACATCTTCATGTCCACGCAGAAGGTCCTGAACGGACAGGTGCGGAACACCTGGCCCTCCTTGGTCTGGCAGTCAGGGAGGACGGGCAGGAGCCTCTTGCTGTTCAGTGACCCGTTGAGGACCTCCAGCGATGCGCGTGACTGCTCGATGATGCTCTCGTCACGCGGGACGAGGAACTCCTTCCACTCGCCCGTGTCCTTGTTCTCGTAGACGACGGAGAAGTGGTCCAGGCCACCCATCAGCATGTAGTGGTGGACCTGGAGGACGTGGATGACCTTGGGTCCGTACTGCATCACCATGGCGTAGCCACGGCTGTTGATGGTCTTGAACTCGAAGCCACCACCGAGGTAGGTGAGGCCGTCCATCGTTCCGCCAGCGTTGAGGTCGTCGCGGTCAACAGGGACCTCAGCATCCGTCAGCCAGCCCTCTGTCAGGCCAGCCAACTGCCACTTGAGGTGCAACATGTTCCCAGTGACGAAGATGGACGCCAACTTGGAGTCCACGCTGTCTGCCTGCGGCATGTTGATGTAGGAGAAGACCTGCTTGCGCTGGCACTGGCCAGCAGCAGAGGCGCGGAACATCTTCTTGCGACGTCGCTGGGAGCCAGCCTCGCCAGCCAGTGCCTCGGCAGCGAAGGCCAATGCCTCATCGCTGTAGACGGGGTTGCCGTTGGCCTTGGTCATCCACGTCTCGTGCCGCATGGTGATCGGCAGTTCGTTGTGGGTCGCCTTGATCATGTCCTTGAGGCTCACGACTCCTCCTCGGCTGGCTCCATGTACGTCCAACGGATGCACCACATCGGGACTGCGTCTTCAGGCCAGTTCTCCCTGACCTTGATCTTCTCGAAGTCATAGCGCAACTGATCGATGATCGCGGTAGGGACGTTCATGGGGGACAGTTGCAGCAACTCATCAGTGAAGTACTTCTGGTTGCCCCACTCTCTCGGCATACGGCTCATCGGCACACGTTCCCTGCGTCGATCAACTTGTGGGCGAGACGGCGGCACGTCTGCACCCACTCGGCAGAGATGATGAGGACGTCGTCGTCCTGGTTCATCAGGATGGTGGCAAGGGCGAAGGCGTCGTCTGCCTCCATCCGCATCGTCACGTACTTGCCGACGACGTGCTCTGTTCCCTGGTTGTGAATGTCCAACTCGGTGCTGACAGTGATCATCCCGGCTCTCCTGAGTACTTGTGCTTGAGGAAGGCATCCGATCCTTGGTAGACCGGGCCTTGTGGTGTGGTCGTCACGTAGCCATCTATAAGGAGTCCACGAACGTAAGCATCGCCACCGTCAGAAGCGCGGTGACAGCGAGGGCAGAGAGCAATGAGATGGTACGTCTCACCGATGGCGTCCAGGACTCTTCCGCCGCGTGCTTTGGTGAGTGCGTGGTGAACCTCCACCGGACCCTTCCAGCATCGTGTCCACGTCTGCCCGACTTGGATGAAGGCCTCACAACGTCCTCCTGACCGCTTGCGTGCTTCCTCGATGTTGTTCATCGTGCGTCCAGCAGCGTGTCCAGCGCACCAGCCTCGTACAACTTGCCCAGCACGCCGACGTCCAAGTCGCCCGACTCGATGAAGGGCTTGACCCCGGTCACCTTGCGGTGATCGACAAGGTGGACGAACTGGTCCATCGACTCGTACCCGCCCTCCGGTCGCTTCTCCACGATGTCAACGGCACTCTTCTCGCCAACACCCTTGATCGCGAGGATGCCCTTGCGGATGGAGTCCTTACGCGGGTCCACGGCGTACGAGACACCGGAGACGTTCACGTCTGCCTTCCTGATGCTCAGGCCCTCCTTGCGCACCGCAGCGATGTAGTCAGGCTCCTTCTTCGTGCCCGCTGCCACGTTGAGCAGCGCGGAGTAGAACTCCACCGGATGGTTGGTGGCGAGGTAGGCGCAGCGGTAGGCGGTCAGGCCGTAGGCCGTGCTGTGGGCCTGGTTGAAGCCGTAGGCAGCGAAGCCCTCGATTGCGTGCCACAGCCAGTCCCAGTCGGCAGGAGTGAACCCGACGTCTTCGGCCATGCCCTTGACCTGCTGGCGGTAGCCCTCGATCACCTGTCCCGCTCCACCGATATCGGCGTTGGACGCCTTGACGGCCTTGAGGAACGCAGTGAGGTCGTCGGCGTTCATGCCAAGGTCCCGCAGGATGGAGATGACCTGCTCCTGGAAGAGCATGATCCCGTACGTCTTGACCGTGTTCTTCTCGATGATGTGGTGCCTCATCGGGACGATCTCCGACTTCTTCCTGCGGTTGATGTAGGACTTCGTTGCCCCACTGTTCTGCGTGGCAGGGCGGAACAGCGCCATGGCAGCGATGACGTCGCTGACCTTGGTGGGCTTGAGGTCCATGCACCCACGCTGCGCTGCGTAGCCCTCCAACTGGAACACCCCAGCCGTCTTGCCAGCAGTGATGCGGGAGAACGTCTTCGGATCGGAGTTGGGGATCCACGACAGCCCTGAGAACACGTCGCGCCCAAGGTTGTCCATGCACCTGTGCAGGACGGTCAGCGTCTTGAGGCCCAGCACGTCCAACTTGACCAAGCCCA